GGGGCGTGTTGCCTGAGTACGCACGTACTTCTGCGACGTCCTCCTCCCGCATGAACTCCGCCACATAGGGAATGTCAGCGACCCGGGTGGGCCTGGTGTAAGCAGACGTCACAGGCGTGCAGCTCGGGTGTGGTACCAACCTTCCCATTCTGCGGACTGAAGACGGCAAGGTAGGGGGCTGGAACTCACCACCTCGATCTTGGCCTCGATGTTCTGGGCCATCACTGGCACCCGAAACTTGGACGTCCGAAGAGCCAGCTCGCCCAGGCTGATCTCTTGGTCACCAATCTCAAAGCCGGTGTACGGGTACGTCATGGTGTCCCGACCGCGGGGGGTGATCTTGACGCTGAACGACGACGTCTTGTCGAACAACATGGTCCAGGTGCGGAGCTGCAGTTTGGGTCCTGCGATCACGGCCATGCCACCGCCAGGTGGTTGCTCCTTCAGGTACTGAGTGCTGAACTCATACAACATGTCGTAGAGCTCACCCACAAAGAACTTGGCGGTAGTCAGGTCACCTCGGACCGTAAGGGTGCCGTTGCCACCAGCACCGCCAGCAGCGGTGGACGACAGGATCTGCACCAGCTGGCCGTGCTGCAAGGTGTTGCCAGCAAACGACCGACCGACCACAGCCATGTTGCTGAGGCTGGTGTTGATGGGATACGGCAGTGTGATTGTGCTCTGGACATCGAGACCAGACGGCGTCGTCAAGGCCACGGAGCAGCTGGCCTCGGTCGTCTTGCGGTCCACCAGCATCTCCACCGTCGTGCCGGCATCCACAGTCTCGGGATGCGTCACAATTTTCTCAAGGTAGACACCATCGGAATACTGAATCACGGCATATAGGTCACTGTCGATCAGGTCCACGCCGATCACACTTTTGCCACCGTTGGCCTCCCAGTAACCCCAGGCACTTTGTAGCTTGTTGTCCCCTTGGAACAGGAACTTGTATACGTAGATCCGCCGTGGCTGGTCCTTAGACACAGCAAAGACCGCTTCCTCCGCAGCTGTGGCCACCAAGTTGCAGAGGTTACTAGGCAAGAACCTGGGCACGGCCGATGTCACTTCCTCCGACGTCGGCACTGGGCCTGACGCATCCGGCAAGAAGAACTCCCGGAGCCCGTTGTACTCGCCTTTGGGCACAGCGAAGTACATGGTGCGACCCACGATCACGGGATCCACAACGTCGCCCATCTCAAAGGCTGTGACCTGGGTGATGGCAGCAGTCTTGGGCGTCAAAGATCCAGAGGTTGACGCGCCGCTGCTCAGGCGAAACTGACCATGGCGACTGAAGATCAACAGCACGTCAGCGAACGCCAAGCTCGACATGAGGAAATTGATCTGGCGACTGCCGGCACTCAGGTCAATGGGATCTGAATCGACGACGGTTTGCACTGACTCCGGCCAGAACCTGTCGTACGCATCAGCGGCAGATGTTATGACATTTTCATCAGCCAGCAACACCAGCCTGTTCCGAAACAAGTTGATGTTCTGGATCTTGGAACCAACAAAGCTGGGCTCCTTGGCAGTGATGGCATCACCTGCAACCCGGCCAGACCAAGTGAACTTCTGGAACGTGAAGGTCCCATCGTTGTTGCGAATCAACACGTGCGGCATGGTGGTCGCATCAAATAAGTACGCAATGCCAGGGGCCACGGTCTCTTGCCACAGGCCATGGCCAAAGCCAGAGCCTGTGTTGGCCACGAACTTCGCGTAATAGTCATCGGCCCCAGTGGCCGCGGCCCCTACGATCTTGACGATGAATCCATGCTCAGCCTTGGTCGGCAGGTCAGAGATGGTGTCAACGTTTCCTTTGATGGGCACCGTTGCCGTGCCAATTCTGGTATCTGAACTGCTCAATGTGTAATCAGTGCCGTCGTTCTTGGTGATCCGCACGATGTACTCACTGGCGGTAATAGTCCAGCTAGCGCCCAGTGCTGTGGCCAGTGAGTTCCGCAGGTTGGTGGCAATATCAACGGTGCTCGGAACTGCGCCACCAGCGGACGCTGTGGTGTATGTGACAGTCGTGCTATTGACCGTGATGCTGTACGTGGTGGCGTAGTCAGCGGACTTAATGAACACCATGGATTTGGTGCCCCATGTGGGTGACGTCGTGCCAGCCATGGCCACCGTCTTTTCCCGATTCACAATGAACGTGTAGTCCGCAACTGACGCAACCCGGAACGTGGAACTTGGTTCACCTGCGATGTCCAGGTATGACGTGCCGTCAGGGGTAGTAACTGTTTTGACAGATCCATCCAGGCCAAAGACCTTGATGTTGTTGTCCAGGATCATCACCATGTACTTGATGGCCCCATCCCGGTCCACGATGGTCGTGAACGGTCGGTTGGCACCAGCAGACCCAGCAAACAACTTGGCCACGTGCTGTGCCGGTGGTCGTTTCTTCAGTCCTTCCACCGGGCTGGGCATGCAGTTGACCATCTGCTCGCACTGGGATGCCAGGCGCAACGCTGCTGGTTGTTGGCTGACGCCATTGATCAGGTTGGGGATGGAGCTGCTGATGAGAGGCATGGCTTAACGGCGCAGAGCCCAGGCTGGTTTGTACGTCATGAAAACATCCATGTGGTTCGGGTTGCCACGTAGCCAGCTGTGATCCCCGCGGGTCGTTTCCTCTTCCAGGAACAAGCTATGGGCTTCAGCCTCAGCCACGATGTTGATCCGCGACAGGTCAGCTGAACCCAGGATCGCTTCTTGCAACTGACGACCAGCCTTGACCATGAAGTACTGATGAGCGTACTCAGGCACTTCGTCCCATTCCAGGATGTAAGTGACGTCGGCGTACAAGTCTTCGGTGAACTGGTAGCTACCAGCCCGCCGGTCGTACAGCCTGGACCCACGTTGGACGACGTCGATGTCTGGGTACGAATACGGTTCAATCTTGACCCTGCTGACATTAGTGCCGACGCTAATCTCAAGCGTCACTGCATCTCGCATCAGCAAGCGTTCGTAATCAGTATTGAATGACCACCCTTCCGTTTGAATCTTGCGGGAGACGTCGTTGATCGCGGCTTCTGCCTGTTGGGCCAGGCCGAACTGTCCGTCCAAGCCATTGACTGGTGCTTCACCGAGCATCTGCAGGACCCGGTTCACGGCTTCCAGGAACGTAGTGCGAGCAAGGGTCATGGCATATCTCCAAAAAAAAGGGGGAACCGGAGCTCCCCCCATATTGGCCGCGATCAGCTGGTGGCGGTATAGATCTCAATAGCGCAGTCGGGGCGAAGGACGCTAGTGCCCAATGCCATTGACGCAACCATGAAGGTGCCTTGCCACAGGGCATGTACGTCGGAGCCGGTCTGCTCCATCTTGAGATCCATCAGCTTCACGGTGCCGACGGCTTGCTTGTTGAAGGCAAGGGCGACGGAGTCGGTGAAGTTGGCGGAGTAGTCGTTGTTCTCGCCGGTGGCCGCAGAGCGGTTGGTGGTGGGAAGGTGGTTCGACTTCAAAATGGTGATGCCAGCAACCTTCAGCACGGTGCCGTCGGCATAAGCGCCAGCGCCGCCCCAGTCCCGGTTGATCACGTCGGTGGTCTGCACAAGCTTGTAGTACTCGGCAGGGGCCAACACGCAGTAGCGATCCATCTCAGGCAAGTTGTTCTCATCCATCCGCTGGGCAGCGGCGAATAGAGCAGCAGCCAACTGGGACCCGGTGATGGCAGCCTTGGTGGCAGCCACGATCTTGATCCGGGTACCACCGGGCAGGTCGGTGTTGAAGTTGGTGGCGGTACGAGCGGCCTTGGCGATTTGAGCTGCGATGTTTTGATCGAAGCGATACGCCAGGGCGTTGCCCATCTCAGCGGAGTACGGGCTCCGAACGTCCCAATGGTTCTTGGCTTCGTCGATGTCGGCGATGAACACATTGGAGACGAGCTTGTCGTCAACCTTGATGACGGCTTCAGCGTTCTTCACTGCGGTACCCGTCAGCATGGTGCCGGGGGTGTGGTACGCAGCGGAGTTCAGACCCACGATGGGGAAGCTGGCGCTCTTGCCGCTGGCGATGGTCCGCACAGTGTGAAGGGGTTCGAAGATGGTGGCCTTACGGAACGCGGTGAGAACTTCACCGGCCCAGACCTGAAGGAACAGGGCGTTGTCGCCGGCCCAAGTACCGCCACCAGCGGCGTTTACTAGGCCAAGGCGTGAAGCTGTGAAATCGGGGGCTGCCATTACGGGGCTCCTAGGGGAAAAGGGGGTTGGGGTTTAACCCGACGCCGGGCTCCCGTTCACGAGCGGGTGTCCACCGCAGTGGGCCGTCGCTGACTGTGAGTGGGTCTAGGTAGTCACAGTGTACTAACAAGCGCAAGGCATAAAAAAGCCCCCGAGATAGGGGCCCGTATATTCCTCAATTCTCAAAAGATGCTGGACCGTCCAAGTTTCTCTTGCACCTTCCGCTGGTACGCGGGATCAGTGCTGTACTTGGGATCAGACATTGCGGCCACCAGTTGAGCTGTGCTCTCGAACTTGTCGGTGCTGCCTTTGGGGGCACGGCCACCAATGAGTTTGGGTTCACGACCTTCGGCTGCTGTGTACTTAGCGACCAAGCCAGAGATCGCCATCTTCACCGCAGCCATGGGCTGGGTGTTGATGATCTGATTAAAGCCTTCTGCCTCCTCGGCCGACAAGTTGGCACCTGCCCATTCGATCATCTTGTCGTACTCGGCTTCACCGCCAAACGATTGCTTGATGGAAGCCACCTCCTTGACCGACAACGCCGTGTCCTGGGTCGCTTTGTATTGCAACCCTGAGAGGTACGCATCGACCATGTCTCGGTTGAAGCCAGCCTCAGCCAGCTGGTCGTAATCCCCGGACTCCAGGGTTCCTGACTGTTGCCAGCGAACATTCATGTCGCCGAAGTCGATGCCGGCTTCTTCAAGC